GATCTCTTCGGAGGTAAACATCATGACACGTGTACCACGTCGGTATGTGTATCGCGGTGTCGCATACACCAAGTGATCTGGTGACTTGTGGGGGGTTCGATTCCCCCCTTCACTTATTGGCATTGGCCCGTACGCGGATACCCTTTGCCGTCTAGACGGTGGGATAGACCACAAAATATTTTCCAAGATCTTGGAGTTGGTTATACATACACTTACTCCTTTAAATGGCACAACAAAATTCTACACTGGTCACCAACCTTACACGGCCTGGCCAGTCTAATAGTACTGGAGATTCACGCGCTCTTTATCTGAAGTTGTTCAGTGGAGAGATGTTCAAAGGATTCCAGCAAAATACGATCGCTCGTGACCTTGTCATGAAGCGTACGCTGAAGAACGGCAAGAGTCTTCAGTTCATTTATACCGGTCGTACAACGGCTGAGTACCATACACCTGGCAACGCAATCCTCGGTAACACCGATGGTGCGCCCCCGGTGGCTGAGAAGACCATCACCATTGATGATCTGCTCATCTCTAGTGCGTTTTTATACGACCTTGATGAAACTTTGGCACATTACGATCTGAGGTCTGAGATCAGCCGTAAAATCGGCTACGCCTTGGCGCAAAAATATGACCGCCTGATCTTCCGCGCTATTACACGCGGAGCACGTGCTGCTTCTCCTATCACCAAGACCAACTTCGTTGAGCCTGGTGGTACACAGATTCGTGTTGGTACTACTGCCAATGCTTCTGATGCTTATTCATCTACTGCTCTGGTGTCTGCTTTCTATGATGCAGCCGCTGCACTGGATGAAAAAGGAATTAGTTCAGACGGACGTGTGGGCGTTCTCAACCCTCGCCAATACTATGAACTGATCCAAGCTGTTGGTTCTAACGGACTGGTTAATCGTGATGCTCAAGGCACTGCCCTGCAAGGCGGCAACGGCATCATTGAGATTGCTGGTATCAAGATCTACAAGTCCATGAACATTCCGTTCTTCTCACAGTACGGAACCAAGTATGGAACTGGATCTGCTACGAACCCCGGTGTGACTGATCCTGGCAACACTGGCTCATTCGTCTCTGAAGCTCTGGAAGATGCTGCTAACGACGTTACCGGCATCAACAACGAGTACGGTGAAGAAACCGAATTTGCTAATAGCTGTGGTCTGATCTTCCAGAAGGAAGCAGCCGGCTGTGTTGAGGCCATCGGTCCTCAGGTCCAAGTGACCAGTAATGACGTATCGGTGATTTACCAAGGTGACGTAATCCTCGGGCGTTTGGCCATGGGTGCGGACTACCTGAATCCCGCTGCTGCTGTAGAACTGTTTGCTGGCACTGCCACCAAGCCTTCTGCATTCTGATATTTCGTTCTCTACAGGGATCCTTCGGGGTCCCTTTTTTTTAATTATATGGCTTTTCCTACCACTAATTCTGCACAGGAACTTCCTGCAGTAAATCAAATCCTGCAGTCATGTGGTCAAGCGCCTGTGACTTCTCTAGATCAAACCAACCCGGACGTTGCGATTGCTTATAGCACCCTTACTCAGGTGTCACAAGAAGTCCAGGCGGAAGGATGGAGCTACAACATTGAGTACGACTATGAGTTCGTACCTGATACCAATAATGAAATACCTATTCCAAACAACATTCTGCAGATTGATCCTGCTCCTGAATACACAACAATGGATGTTGTTAGGCGTAACGGCAAACTCTACGACAAAGTAAAACACTCATATAATTTTACCGAAAAAATTAAGTGCGATGTTGTCTGGTTGTTTGATTGGATTGATCTTCCCATACCTATTCAAGACTACATTGTGGCTAGAGCTGCAACGATTGTTTCATCACGCATCGTGGGTGATACAACTCAGTTCCAAATGCTTGGACAGAAAGAAGCATACAACCGTGCGATGGCTCTTGAATATGAATGCAATCAGGGTGATTACACATTCTTTGGACATCCACGAGGAAATAATTCCTATATCAGCTACAAACCGTACCATGCATTGTATCGTTAATGGCAGCAGTAACTCAAACAATTAGAAACTTCCTTGGCGGTGTTAGTCGTCAACCTGATCAGAAAAAACTTCCTGGTCAACTTAGAGAGTGTACAAATGCATATCCTGACCCTACAGCTGGTCTAACTAAAAGGCCAGGGTTCAAATTTTTGATGAACCTCAATGTAGCTTCTGACATTCCTTACAGTACAGGACAGTTAGATGACAACCAATGGTTCTATATTAATCGAGATGAAGATGAAAAATATTTAGGTGTCCTCGACCAGGACAGTAATGGAAGCATCAGAATCATTAATCTTGTTCCTGACAGCAATGGGAATCTAGTCAATTGCACCATCACATATTCCAATAATGGTATATCTGGCTATGACCCTAAAACTTATGTCACTACAAATAAAGATAATTTAAAAGTACTGACTGTTCAAGATACAACAATCATTACTAATAAGAGTGTCACTGTTGCAGCACTAGCGGCTCCCTCCTCGACTACTACCAACAATGCAACGGTGCGTCTTACTGGAGTCGAATACAGTGCCAACTACAAGGTTGAAATTAACGGTCAAAGCTATACCAAGCTGACACGTAATGCCGATCAGTTTAATGCTAGTGGAACCAACAAAGCGCTAGCTGCTGACGACATACTTTCTGATCTTGAAACAGGTATCAATGCTCTCAATATTTCAGGCTTAACCGTAACTCGGCTTTCAACAACACTTGAACTTTCTTGTACGTCTGCAATTACAGTAACTGCTACAGGTGGTAAGGACTCTACAAAACTGTCTGCGTTTAGTGCCAGTGTAGAGAATGTATCAAAACTTCCTGAAGAGTCTATTCAAAATAGAGTCGTCAAAATCATTAATACTGAATCAGAAAACGACAGCTACTATGCAAAGTTTGTCCCTAACAGTGGCACATCTGGCCCTGGTTTTTGGGAAGAAACACTCGGTCCTGGTATGTCACCCGGTTTGGATGCACGTACCATGCCGCACGAATTGGTTAATACAGGATTAAATACATTTGTATTTCAACCAATTTCATACACTGCAAGGTTAGTTGGAGATGACACCACTAATAGTCATCCAAGTTTTGTAGGTAGTAAAGTTGAAGATGCATTTTTTCATAACAACAGATTAGGGTTTCTCACTAATGACAATGTATCTATGAGCCAAGTGGGGGAGTTTTTTAACTTCTACCACACCTCAGCTCTTGCCGTCACTGACTCAGATCCTGTTGATATCAGTTGTTCTAGTGTCAAACCAGCTGTACTAACTGCAGTCATTCCTACTACACAAGGTTTGATTCTGTTTAGTAAGAACCAGCAATTTATTATGTTCTCGGATACAGAGGTGTTGACACCATCCTCAGCTGTTATCCGTACCATTTCCAGCTATGAAATGGACACTAAGATCAACCCTGTAGATGTTGGTAACAATTTAGCTTTTGTAAGTAAGACGCCTGGTTACTCCAGAATCTTTGGTATGCAAACCAGAGGATCACAAGAGAATCCTATTGTTGTTGACATTAGCCGTGTTGTTTCCGAATGGGTTCCTGACCTTGTAGAAGAGATGATTGCTAGCCCTGCCAATGGGTTTATTGCGTTGTATGGGAAAGCCTCGAATTGTATTTGGTACTACCGTACATACAATGATGGACAAGAAAATCTTCTTCAATCTTGGTACAAATGGGAGATGCCTGGCAAAGTACTTTTTAGTGTTGTTGATAACGACCGAATGTACTGTGTTTTGAAAATGACCAGTACATCACAGTTGGGTCAGTATGCACTTTTGACTGCCAGCCTTACCCAAACACCTGAAGATCAAATTCTAATTAATAGTAATGGTCAGCAGATCAATCCATATCTTGACATGTATGCTGTAGCACATAATGTTATTTATGATGCCGCTACAAAGGTATCTAAATGTTATTTGCCATTCTTCGATATACCGGGTTTGACGCCACAGTTAATTGTCAAAGGTGATGCAGATGCATTTGATGGCATTGTCCAGTCAGGCTTTGCTTTAAAACCTAGTAGAGGTAACGATACTAATTCTGCACACATTAACCACCATGGTGACCATTTCATTGTTCCTGGTCGTGACCTTTCCAGCGTTGCATCTGATGTGATTGTTGGTTATTCATTTGATTTCAATGTGGAGTTACCTAACATTTATTTTTCGATGGACCCAGATGGTAAGAAATCTGACTTTACTGCGAATGTGACTATTGCAAGAATGAAATTTGCAGTTGGTTTGTCAAGTGGCATTGGATTTAAAATTAAAGCAAAGGGGCGTACTGAATGGACAGACATTACGCCAACACTAGATGCTAACTATTATTTGTCTGATGACGTTCCACTAGAGGAACAGAATGTATTTACTGTTCCGATCCATCAACGATCTGAGAATGTAAATGTACGTTTATTCAGTAACTCGCCTTTCCCTTTGTCTTTAATATCAATGATGTGGGAAGGTAATTATTCACCACGATTCTATAAGAGGATGTAAATGGACCCTTTAACTACAGCCGGCATTATTGCTACTGCCGCAAATGTTGTAGGCAACCTGTTTGGCAGTAGTGCTAGCAATAATCAATCCAATAGGGCAGCAAGCGCTCAATATAAACGAGCTAAAGAATTAGATGAGTTTGATTGGGAATCTAGTTTGCGTAAATATGAATACGCAAAAGCTGCTGTAGATCTGCAACGTCAAACTTCTGAAAATGTTCGTGCATATAAAATGGGAGTTGCTGAGCAATCATGGCAGTACCAGATGTCGATGCGCGAATACGAATATAAAAACGCTGTTGATATCTTTAATAGATCAGAGCGACAGTTTACTGATCAACTAGATATGAATGCCATATCTTCAATTATTGCTCAGGAAGAGGCTACGCGAAGTTTTAATGAAGCACAAATATCTAATAACTTTCAAAGCGAAGCCATGGCTCGTGATCTATCTAAGGCGCTTGATACTTCCGCCTTTGTCAAGGCTGATTTAAAGCGACAACGCAATTATGCGATCGATAATGCTGCCAACCAACGTAGACGTAACGAGCTTGAGTTCCAAATCAAGTCTGTAGATGGTGCTTTTAATGCTCAGGAAAATAGTGTTAAGGCTTTGTTGGGAGAAGGAAAAGCGCGTAGTCGAGGAGCAGGTCGTAGCGCCGCAAAAAATGTACAAAGTGTACTTGCTGCTTCTGGGCGTCAACAGGCTCAGATTGTTCAATCAATAGCTAACGCTGAAAATCAATTTAGGATTCAAGCAACTTCTATTGATAGCAATATGCTTAACACTATCAACCAAACAGATCTTGCCCAAGCCAAAGAAGATAACAATATTGATTATAAGCGTCAAGAATATAATCAAGGGTTGAGAGAGCTACAAGCTTCTATGGACAGCGCTAAGCAAGCCTTTAGCGCCAACATGATGAAGATTGATCGCGACAGAAATCTGGCTGATATGCAAGCTCACCACAACAGAATGCTTGAACCCTCAATGGGTCCAGAAATTCCTAGACCACTTGAACTACCCAGGTCTGTTTTCCTCGATCCTCTCAAGCCTGTCCGTGGTCCTAAGCCTGAAAAGCGGGCACCACAAACAATTTCCTCATGGACTACTTTTGCTAACACTGCTGCTGGTGTTGGTGATGCAGTCAGTACTATTCAAACATTAGGCAAAGCAGCTGGTTGGTTTTAATTAATTTATTTATGTTTTAAATGTCTAAATTCAAAGGGTACGCCCAAGTAAGTGGATTTAAGAACATACAGCTTCCTGATACAACAAAAAAGCTTCGTGCTGAAGGCGAACGTACGATACGTCGTATGGAACGTAACTTCAAAATTGAGCAGGAAAATACAAGGGCTGTAATGGATGCCTTGAACGATAAATATCGTGTCGAGGAACAGAATAGACAATTTGTGTTTGACCTTGAATCTGAGAATAGAGAACAGATTCGTAGCCGTATGGTCGAAAATGACGCCATTCTTCGGGCTAATGAAACACAACGGATCAAACAAACACAAGCAAAATTTGATGCATTAGCAAGCCTTTCAAGTACTGCTCAAAAGCTCTCTGTTGATCTAACAAATCAACTCTCGGCGGCTGGTACTGAAGAAGGAGAGCGGTTAGCAAACACCATTGCATTGGCAGGTGGTAGTTATGCTGACATTGAATATATCCGTGATATTGATGCTGCGCATATTGCTAACGATGAAAAATTTCAGGCTATCGTTAAAAGGTTGCAAGCCAATGGTGCTCCCAACGATCTTGTCGATCAAATTAGAAATGCCAATTCGTCCAAGGTTTATGCATTAAACAAAGGGCTTCTAGTAAATGCAGGGCTTGATTATCCTGAAGAGCTGCTTAGGTTAGAAACGCAACAATTACAACTCGCTGATGGAACACTTAGCGAGTTTTCCTTGGGACAAGCCCGTCAGATGGGCCAGTTCAAAGACCTAGTAGAAGCACAAGAGCTTAGAAACAGATCTAACTATCTTGCTCAGTTCAGTGGTAAAGATGATGATCCAATGGTGGCTCGTTATCTTTATCCAAAATTGATTGAGGCTGAACGTGCTAATTCACGTGCTCGATCAGCAGAGCGTCTTCAACGCACTAGAAATGAAGATAAGCTGGCGTATGAAGAAAGTATTCGCGATAGATTTTTTGATGCTAATGGGCATCAACAGAATATTTTCTTTATCCAAACATCTGAAAACCATAGAACAGCTCGGCAAGACGTTTTAAAGGTCTACGCTCAGATGGTTAAAGATGGTGCTTGGGGTTCTACGGAGCAGGCCTGGGACAGGCTAGATGACTTACTTAATACACCTATCTCTATTGATGGTGGTAAGTCTATAAAGAAGTTTGGTGAGTTGTATGGTAAAGATTCAGGTATTGCGGACATCAGAAGCGCTATTTATGCACGAGATGGAGTCCTAAAAGGTAGAATCAAACAACAAGAACAAGCTATAAAAGCAGAAAGAGAGCAAGAAATTATTACTTTTGTTCTTGAAAACTACGGTTCTGGCGGCTTTGATGATGGCTATATGAAGCAACTTCTTGCTTTAGCTGAAGAAGAAAAAATCCCTACTGATAGTCTCAAGCATTTTCTTTCTCATAATTCTTCTGATGCAATTCTAAGGAAAGAAAATATTGCAATGTTGGAAGAGGAAAAGCGTAATAGGACGCTGGACCTTGGTGATTTCGACGGCATTGTTGATCCCTTAATTTTTGAACAATTTGCTGCTGATATTGAAGCTCTTAAGGCTGAGCAAGATCTTATGCCTCGGTCCAAAGAGGATGTGCGTAAAGGCTTTCGAGATGAATTAATGATTCAACTCGGAAAAAATGACTACGAAAAAGTCAAGGGATTTTCTTTCTCTAGAGCTTTGTCAGAGGCAATGCAGCTTTATCATCAACAGTTAGGTGCTGTCGATCCGTTAACAGATCCAGCTGCTCGTCAGCAAAAAGCTGAGGACTATGTTCTTGGACTTATTAGAGATTCAGACAATAAGGAATCTCCCTTTCATGTGACAGATCGTAGTAAAGCCAAAGGAAATTCTTTCTTCAGTAGATTTAATCCAGGAGATGACAATACTCTTTATAACAAACTTGAATCAGGTCGTGCACCAGCTGAAATTTTAGATGAAATTGCACAAGATCCAGACTTTGTTATGAAGGAAGCAATTATAACTAAAACCATGGCGCAGGATTTGGCGCGTAAAATTAAAACAGGACAACCATTTGTGATACCTCAAATTTACCATCAATTAGCGGATGCTAGTAATATACCTGTACATGAAATTATTACTAAACAGCTTCGTTTAAACACTATTAGTGATGTAACAGCTTCTCCAGATTTAATCCAAAATATCAAATCTAGAGTTACCAGTCCAGAGTTACTACAATTAATTCGTAGGCCTACTGCTGCAAATATCAATACAGTTGCTATCGCTAGTGGCAACCAAGTGCCTTTTGTACGCAAGGGAGACGATGGGTTTGTTGATGTTCAGTCGCTTGGACGCTCCTTAAACTTTCGATCTCCTGATGTAATGGCCGCTATTTGGGCATTAGAAACGGGAAGAGGCCGAACAGTGCATGGCAAAAACGCGCTGTTCAACGTAAAAAGTTTGGACGGTACTGGTACAACAACCACTACCACTGAATACGACGCTGATGGTAATCCATATAAAACGACGGCTACATGGAGGAATTTTGATACTCCGGCTCAAGCTGCTCAAGATTTTATTGACACTATTTCTAAGTACCCAGGTGTCAATGAATCTAAAACACCTCGTGAAATGGTGATGGCTATTGCCGCTGGTGGTTATGCTACTGATCCTAACTACGCAGAAAAAGTATTAAATGTTTTAAATGGTTATGGTATTAATGTTGATGGCCCTTTTGTTCCTTATGAAGGTCCAGTAACACGTGACCCTAATTATGCGTCACCAACATTGATGCACGTTTATAACGTCGGCAGTATTGGTTGGAACTCTACAGGCCCTCATCTAGACCTAAAGCAGGTTGACAATCCAAATACGCCTGATGTAGACGAAACTGGTGCTTACTACAAATATGACGACCCTGAAATCAGAGAATACATTTTTGTCGATGATAAAGAGTTAGGTATGGTTCCACTATCTGATGTTCCTATGACGGGTTCTTGGGAATCACATACCAGTAGAGGATCTAACGGTTATGACTACGGTATTCACGATGGTAGGGGCATCTATATCAAACCACCTGCACGTGTTGTCAATTCGTTCCGTACATCTCAAAATGACGACCTGTTGATTATTGAACTACCTAGCGGAAGACGTTTTAAATGCCATCATGGTAGGAGGGTAAATGACTGAAGAAGAAAGACTAGAAAATATTGATCGAATTCGAGAGCATTACGAAACTAAACCTCAACCCGAAAAACCTAACTACAGCAACAAGGTGCTGTTTGATCCGTTAGACAATGAGAATCTTCCTGAGCCCGACACTGGTGGTCTAACACCTGTTAATGGTAAATACACTATTAAGGGTGTTGAGTATGACGAAGAGGATATTGAGTTTCAAAATGGTGTTCCGTTTGTTAAACGTGAAGCTCGTGAAAAGTATGCTGGACCTTCCGGTATAGAGCAGATTGAACAGGCCAACATCCGAGTAAAGGAACGTCTGTCTGCCCCAGGTCAAGGTCTTTTTGACTTTGGTATGGATCTTGTTGGTATGGTTCCTGGCCTTGGTGGTCTAGATGACGCTTACGACGAAGCTACTAAATACCAAGATCCTGGTGTACAAAAGTTTCGTGAAATATCTAGCATTGTTCTGCCGACAATGATTGGCTCAGGTGCTGCTATTGGCGCTATCGGTAAATCATCGATGCCAAAGCTTTTAAAGCGTCTTACACAAGTTGGAGCTACTGCTGCTGTTGACGCTGCAGTTACTTATACCAGCGATACAACTGATGAAGGTGATAACCTTCTCAGAGGTCTTGATGACCTTACAGGTGGCAGCCTAAACATCCCTGATCAGTGGATGACACTTGACAGTGACTCTACTGAAGTACGTAAAAAGAAAAATACTTATGAGGCTGTCGGCTTTAGCCTCCTTGGTGACGTACTTGGTTATGGAATCAATCTTGGCAAGGCATTGAAAGGTCAGGTAGTTCCAAACTTCATGGATTGGTTTAAAGCTGGTGATGATATTGCAGAAGCATACAAAAAACAGCAACTACGAATGGGTCCAGACATACGTCCTGGTGAAGCCCCGTTTGAAGCCCATGTCCGTAATCAATCCAGCTTACGTGATTGGCAAATTGATGAGAATGCTGTGAGGCAGCTTGAGGCTGAAGCACAGTCATTTGATCTTTCTGTCCCTAGAGGTTCTGCTGTTAAACCTGAGTTCAGCCCAGCCATCACCCCAAGAATTGCTTCTGAAGCATCTAATGCAGTACTGAGCGTACCGCCTGCTGCTGTAGCTAGAAATGCTTTGGATGTTGCAGCTATTAAATCAGGTGTATCAACTGGCAGCCCATCACCGGTTATTACAGATCCTACATATCAAGCTGTTGTCAGAGGCGATGTTGATGCAAGAGATGTAGTAATGGATGTTGCAAACGATTATGCATCATCCGGTAATTGGGAAGGTTATAAAAAAGGCTTTAGGTTTACTCAGGAAAACATGGATACTGAGGCCTGGAAGATTTACACCGAAGTAATGGAAGCTCCTAGTGTTGATGAACTTCGGCGCGTACTGACTGATAATTCAGATATGCGTACTATCTTTGCTAAGCAAAAACGACAGATTATTTCTGATGAAGGTGCACGTGCTGCTGCGTTTGCCTATCGAGATCTTGTTGACAAATATATTGGTCGTGATGTTGTGCTTTCCTCTGCACGTGTGATGGATACTACCGCAAATGAGATTACTGATCTTGCTGACGGTGGTATTAAATTCGCCAACCTTGCCGATCAAGCCCGTATCAAAAACATGTTATTGGAGAGAATGGCGGTTCTTTATCAAGAGATTCGTCTTAATCAGCACATTTCTGGTTGGTCTCTTAATAACAAAAATTTCTTTGGCCGGACTTTGCCACAAGAGACTTTAGACCAAAAGGCTCGGGAACTTCTAGAAAGTTTTGATGCTAAAAAAGCTAGCATCGTTGCTGAATCAGATGAGTTTATTGAAGAACTCAAGGTGATGTCTAGTCTTGGTGATAGCGAAGATCTTATGCGCGCTTTTGGCGATGCCTTTGTTATGTCCAAAGGTGATATCAACACCATGGATAAGTTGATGAAATGGGGTAGGCAGCAGCTTTCGATGAAAGGCATGATCAAATCCGGTAAAGGCGGTATGAACATGTTTGCCCAAGGTCTTTGGTCAGTCAGATATAACAATGTTTTGTCTGGTTTGTCTGCGTTGCGTGCTGGTGTTGGTAACACAACCAGCCTTATCGCTAAAGCTACAACAGCAATTATGGGTCATGGTTTAGAAGCTGCTATGGGTGATACCAAAAATTTCCGCAGGGCTATGTACACGTACGGTGCGTTTTGGGAAACTAACAGGCGTGCATTGGGCAGTGCTTGGGAAGCTTGGAAACGTACTAATGATGATCCATCAGCCTTTATGGACCTTATGCGTAAGGACAGAATTGTTGCTCGTGATAATGAAGAGTGGGAACTTATGCAAACTCTTTATAACGAAAAGTGGCGCCCTGAAGGTGATACTTATATGAGCTTCAAATGGAATTGGACTGTAGCTAACAAACGTGCTTCAGAAGCGCGTTTTATGCGCTGGGGTACAAATGCCATGATTGCATCTGACCAATATGTTAATGCAACTCTTGCAACTCATAAGGCTCGTACATTGGCTTATGAAGAGGTATTCCAAAAAACGGGTGGAAAGGTAACTAAAAAACTACTCCGTGCTGCTGAAGAAAAGCATTACAACAATATGTTTGATAAGAATGGCCTTATCAAAGATAAAGCTGTTAAAGAAAGCGCAGGCGAGCTTGCTTTGAATTTAGACACTGAGATGTCTACCAGAATTAACAGTTTTCTAAATGATTATCCTGTTTTCAAATCCTTCTTCATGTTCCCCCGGACAGGTATTAATGCTGTCAGGCTTGGACTTTCGTATATACCCGTAGCTAATCTTGCATCTAATAAAAAGATTGCCAAAATTCTTTTGGCGGGTGACGATCCAAAGAAGATTTCTGAAGCCTTGGCACTGCATCAAGTAAAACCAAATGATCCTGCTGCCATGACTATTTTTGAAAATCTTCGAGCAGAATATAAAGGCAGAATGGCACTAGGGTCAATGATCCTAGCTTCTGGACTTGGTTATGCTTGGGGCGGAAATCTTCGGGGTAACGGACCAGTTAATGCGGCTGAACGTAAACTACTACGCGATAACTTTAATTGGCAACCTAAAACAATCAAGATTGGAAATAAGTGGGTATCTTATGCAGGCATCGAACCTTTTGACACACTGCTGACTGTTGTCGGTGATATGGCTTATTACGCTACCGATTTAGGTTCAAACACCTTTGATGATTTTGAGAAAAAGATGATGTGGACCTTAACCGCATCCTTTACTAACAAAACCTTTGCATCAGGTCTTGATCCACTTGTCCAAGCATTTAATGGTGACACAAGACATTTAAGTCGCATTCTTGCTAACGAAGGTCGTTCGTACATTCCAATGTCTGGAGCTTTAGGTGTATTTGCAAATGCAATCACTTCATCTCAGAAAGATATTCACAACGACATGCTTGGATACATCCAAAATCGGTTACCCATTGCTAAAGCGTATTTGCCTGATCGAATTGATGTTTGGACTGGTAAACCAATTAATGACATTGATAATCACTTTTTGAGAGCATTGAATGCTTTTAACCCCGTTCCCATCAGTGACGGCCCTGAGCCTTGGCGTCAGTGGTTGTTAAATACTGGGTGGGACGGTATGAGGCTTCTACGTCGTGACAGCACTGGTAAATATGAATACTCACCGGCTGAACGGCAAGAGCTATATACAATTATGGGTAATATGAACCTTTGGAAAAAGATCGAAAAATTAAGTAAATCTCCAAAAATTAATGCCCAAATTGATGCATTGCGTCGAGCACGTGCAGCTAATGTCAATTTTACATACTCTGACTTTAGATCGAAGGATTTACAAGTATATAAGGAATTAAATCATATTATCAGTGAAGCTCAAAAAGAAGCTGAAACTACACTCCTCCTTAGAAATCCAACGATTGAAATGAAGATTGAGGGAGCACAAATGATCAAGTCACTACTTGCTCAGGGGCGTGTTGAACAGGCTAGAAAGGTTGGTAAAGCATATCAAGTCAATCTAGATCAAATTGTCCAAGATGATTAACTAAAGTATTTAGCTAATGGCAACTACACAAAATACATACACAGGTAATGGCAGTACAACTGCCTTTTCATTTACTTTTCCATATCTTGAAACTGCAGACATTAAGGTAAGCCTTGATGCTGTAGATACAACTGCATACACACTGTCAAACGCTACTACTATTGCTTTCACCACTGCCCCAGCTTCTGGGGTAGCAATCCGTATCTATCGTAAAACTGACTTCGATAACCTGAATGCAACCTTCTACCCTGGCTCTGCAATCAGGTCATCTGACCTAAACAATAACTTCACCCAGAACCTATACGTCACGCAGGAGTCAGAGCGTGACGTAGGTATCGCTGACACCACAGCAAATAGCGCTGTTACTACGGCAAACAGTGCTGTCACAACGGCCAACAGCGCCGTCACAACGGCTAACAGTGCTGTCACTACAGCCAATAGTGCTGTTACTACGGCAAACACGGCATCTACAAACGCCAGTGCTGCTGTATCGACGGCGAACACTGCTTCGACTACTGCCAGTTCTGCAGTGTCAACAGCCAACACTGCGAACACTACAGCAGGCAATGCAGTCACTACAGCGAACAGTGCTGTTACTACAGCGAACGCTGCAACTAGCACGGCAAATACTGCCGCTGCAAATGCCACAACAGCAATCAACACGGCCAACTCTGCTGTAACAACAGCGAACACGGCAAGTACTAATGCAAGCAATGCTGTATCAACAGCCAACAGTGCTAACTCAACTGCCAATACAGCCAACACAAACGCATCGAATGCTGTAACAACAGCAAACACAGCTAACACTACGGCTAATACAGCATCTACAAATGCGTCTAATGCTGTCACTACAGCCAACGCAGCTAGTGCTGCTGTGTCTAATGCTGTGCTGTTTACGCTGATTGCCAACGTCGCTGCAATTCCAGGTAGTCCTTCAAACAATGACTACATCGAAATTGGTAATAGTACTGGCATCCAATCATTCACTCCATTGTCTGGACTGCCTTCTGGTTTTACTGGAGCAGCAGGACTGACAGTACGTCTTCGCTATGACTCATCTGCATCCTCTTGGGTATGGATGAGTTATTTCGCGAATGACAGTGAAGACAGATACCTGACAAAGAATAATCCTGCTGCAACGGGTACTGCGACCTTTGCGGCCAACGCAGATATAGGTGGTCGGGTTGTTGCTAACGGACAGGGAGTTATTTCAGATAGTGGTGAAATTGTCTCTGGATATAACGCTGCTGGGAATACTGTAACTTTCAAAGTTTTAGGAGATGGTAGCGTCACAACGACTGCCGACGCATCCATCAACGGTGTAGATATTGGCCGTGGTGCCGGTGATGTTTCGACTAATACTGCTGTTGGAGATGACGCGCTAGCTGCTAACACCACTGGTTTGTCTAATACTGCTATTGGTATGAATGCTCTAGAAAGCAATACCACAGGCAAAAGGCATACTTCTGTTGGACTTAATAGCCTTAAATCAAATACCACTGCCGATGACAACACTGCTATTGGCAGAGATAGCTTGTATAACAACACCACTGGAACTCGCAACGTAGCTAGCGGATATGAGGCTCTCACTGGCAACACCACTGGCAGTTACAACACAGCTAGTGGAGCGCAAGCACTTAAAACCAATACTACTGCAAGCTTCAATACTGCCGTAGGATCCGCTGCTTTATATAGCAATAGTACGGGTAGTTATAACCACGCCTTTGGCCGAAATTGTTTATATTCAAATACCACGGGACAACAAAATTCCGCCTATGGTGCAGCAGCGCTTTACTCAAACACCACAGGTAATTATAATACTGCAATCGGTGGTAATGCTTTAGGCGCAAACAATACCGGCTCTTATAACACTGCTACAGGCCTAGATTCTCTTACAAGCAACACCACTGGTGCGGGTAATGGAGCTTTTGGATATCACGCTCTTTATAGCAATACCACTGGTACTAGAAACTTTGCTTTTGGAAATGAAGCTCTAAAAGCAAATACAACTGGTAGTTACAATAATGCCTTTGGTCGGGATGCTCTCTTATCTAACACCACCGGCTCTAACAACACAGCTGTCGGACAAAAAGCTCTTCGTGAAAACACAACTGGTGGAGGAAATGTATCTCTTGGATTTGAAAGTCTACGTAACAACACTACTGGTTATAACAACGTAGCAACTGGGCATGAAGCTCTTTATTCAAATACATCAGGATATTACAACACAGCAACTGGCAAAGATGCACTTAGATTTAACACAACTGGAGTAAATAATTCTGCTGTTGGATGGTCTGCTTTACGAAACAATACTATTGGCGATAGTAATGCCGCCCTAGGTAAAGATGCTCTTAGAGATAATACCCAAGGCATCCAAAACACTGCAACTGGCACAGAAGCACTCCGTTATAACGTAACTGGACAGCACAATACGGCAAACGGTTTTCAAGCTCTCTACACCAATACCGGCAATTACAACACTGCTGTTGGACATAGAGCGATGTATCTC